CTCATAATTGTTATTCCGTTTTCATCCAGATAAGGTCTTAAAAGATCATTATTCGTAATAATAATCTTCTTAAACCCATCACGAATATTAAGCAAAGACTTTTCTTCCTGCATCATTTTTTGTGGGGTCGGCAGATCTAAAGCTGATTGTATGTAATATCGTTTATTTCCGATATTTGCTACGAAATCTACTTCAGCCGAAGTCTTTGCTGTAACATTTACTTCGCCCACATCGACATTATAGCCCCTGATTTTTAATTCATTATAAATGATGTTTTCCATAATATGACTTTCTTCTGCCTGGCGAAAATCAATACAAGTATTCCTCAAACCAATGTCCGTAAAATAACATTTAAACGGCGTATTTATGTATTTTTTACCCTTTATATCATACCGCAATACCTTATTAATGAAAAAGGCATCTTGTAGATAATCCAGATACTGTTTTATCGTTGGGGCTGTCAAATCAACGTGTTTGAGACTTTTGAAAGTATTCTCCAACTTTTTAGGATTTATCAAAGAACCTATAGAAGACGACAGTATTTCCAACAGTTCTTCAAATTCCGCTGTGTTTTTTATGCCATTTCTATCAATTATGTCCTTAATATAAGTTTCCTTAAACAGATTTTTTAAATACTTAACCTTTTGTTCTTCCTTCTGATAAGTCAAAACCAATGGTATTCCACCATAGAGGGTGTAATCTTCCCATGCTTTTTTCCAATTATCATGATAAAGCGGATAAATTTCAGAGAAACTCAGCGGATAAACGCGTATTTCATCACCACGTCCGCGAAATTCCGTTACTACGTCCGATGATAGAAATTTAGAATTGCTACCAGTAACATAAACATCTAAATTTCTGATATGCAAAAAGCCATTTAAGACACTGACAAAATCTTCCATCATCTGAACCTCATCCAGCAGGAGATAGTACATTTTATCGTCTTTAATGCAAGATTTGACATACTCATTGCATGTGTCAGGATTACGATATTTTACATCGTCTCTGGTATCCAAATCAATGTGAATAATGTGATCTTTTGCACATCCATTATCCAGTAAATGTCCGGTAAACAATTCAGATAATAAATAAGATTTACCGCAACGTCTGATGCCACTGACAATTTTTATCATTCCGTTATGTTTTCGGTCAATCAGCTGATTTAGATAAAAATCTCTTTTAATTTGCATAAATCCTCCTATTTTATTTTTTTCGTAAAATACAAATTTTATAAAATGGATTATAGCCAATTACGATACATAAATCAACTCCTATTTTATTTTTTTTGCATTTTACAATTTTTGTAAAATAGAAATGCGCATTATTGGATGTCAGCAGATTCATCTGTTTCTTGTGTATTGTCCTCCTTTCGGGTTAAATCTTCTGCTGTTAAACCTAATTCGGCGAGTTTGGCTTTTTCTCTTGCCCGTTGTTCCAAAACTTCTTCCCAGTCCAAGCCTTGACCGGCACATTCGGCCTCTAATGTTGAAAGTCCGATATCCATTCGGATTTGGCAGGCCTGAGCTTCTTTGACCGGGTCAACCCAGCCACGACCAGGACCGATCCATTTACACCTTGTGTATGCGTATCGTTTTTCATAAAAGTCTGGAGCATCAACCAAACCTTTATTGACTGCTTCTTCGAGCCAAAGTTCATAAACCGGTGTGGCCCAGTAAGTGGAAAGCCATTGTCGGCGGCCATTAAAGTATCGCCAGGCCTCGAGCAATGCCGACCGGGCAGACGAGTAATTGGTCTTTGAAAAGTCTTTCAAGAGCAATTCATAAGGAATGTTAAGTCCGGTTCCGATATGGCGGAGCAAGTTTTCAACGAAAGCTCCATAAGCCGAGTTCGGTCGTGATGGTGTGAATGGCGCGACTTTATCACCAGGAAAAACAGGGATGATAGAGCCACCTTCAAGTTTAACCTGCCAATCCTTTTTCGCAGACAGGTAATCATCACTTGAGCCGCCGAACAGTTCGTTCAGGCTTTCGCCATCCATCGGAGTTTCAATAAATGCGGCTATCATTGCGTTAACGATCGCGGCCTGAAGCTCAGATCGTTCGTAATGGTCCAACATTTTGAACATCGGCATTATGGAACTGAGGACAGGCTTTCCACGAGATTGGCCGATACGACTGATATCGTGAACGTGTAGAACTCGTCTCCGGCCAAATGAAGTAAATGCCGGAATACGCTCCCAAGACTTTAGGTCTGTCCAAAAGTCGCCCGGGTGGTCTTTTTGAATATAGTAGGCTATCGGTGCGCCATATTTATCTATTTCAATACCACCGCGGAGGGTTTTGCTGTCCGTTTGGCCGTTTGGATTAGACAGCCGGTCAGGTTCTACCAACTGAATTGCAGTAGAAAACTTCCGGTCTTTCAGCCATAGCGGAATAGCCAAAGCCTCGCCGTTGATCAGGCAAGACTTGAAAACTTGTGTCGTCAGGCCATGGAAAGTTAAGGACTTGGCCGCATCACATTCAAAAGTTTCGGACCATGATCGCCATAAACTTTCAACATGTGCCTGCCATTCTTCTTCCCATTCCTTGGTTTTGCCCAGTAGCCGATACTCTGGTTTGGCCGATAAACGAAACCCGGTGCCGACTATGTTATCGGACAAGGTCTGCATTGCACCAGCGGCAATTCCATGATTTCGCGTTAAGTCGCGCGACCGGGCAACAATCGTGTCCAATTCCGGCAACAAATCGCTGTCGGCAGAACCGCGACCCGGAAGCCATGAGGCAATTTCTCGCAAAGTTTGCGAAGCTGCTTTGTGTGATGTGTCTGTCATTAAAAACTCACTTTCATTATCCGGCGGCAGCATGTTGGCGTGCCTTCAGCCGCGGCAATTTGCAATTTAAGAGAGCTGATGTAGCTTTCAAGGGCGGTCCGGTTCGCTTGGTTATAGGTTGTGGTGCCAAAGTTGCCAACGCTGACCGAGACTTCTTTTTCACCGATCATCAACTTGTGATAGGCTTCTTCGGCCTCAATCAGTCTTATTTTCAAAATTTCTACGTTTGTTATAGCCATGGGTCATTCACCTTTGTTGGTTGGATTTGAATAAATTTCGGTTGCTTTTTAACTTTTATCTTTTGGTTCGGTTCCTTTGGAATAGCCGCTTCCAGTTCTTGCCAACCGCGCTCGGATATCCGATCAAGTCCGTAAATAGCCGCACCGGCACGCGCATAAACGCGGCAGTCCAAGGCTTCGTTTCGCCGGGTTGGATCTTTTTCCCAAACTGACTTCGGATAACCGTTGGTCACCTTGACGATTTGCCGTTCAGCTGTCAGCTGTTTGAAATACTCCTCAGCATATGCCGGGAAGTGACAGCGGCCGAACTGTGAGGCATCTTCGCCGACACGTTCCATCTTCAGCCACCGGTAAAGCTCAGTTTTAATCACCGGACCGGACACGTTCCACACCTTCAGGCCTTTCTTTTTCGTATCAGCCTTGGATGTAGAAAGGATCATCGCCGTATCGCGGCTTTGACCTTTAATGGCAACAACGGTTCGCGGCGCATTGGCCCTGGCACCGTTACCACCCCAAACTGCTTGGTTAAACTGGCGCACAAAGCTGTAAACGTCTTGCGTGGCATAACCGGAGTCAATGCACATCACCCGGATCGGCATTGTGATCCCGCTTTCGTGCGGATAATCCTTATTAACAACATCGGCGAGTTTGGCCCAGACCTCCAGCTTGGCGGTATCACCGTCCAAAACGTAATAGTCAACGGACCAACTTTGCTTTTGCCGGCCCCAAGCGACCACTTCGCATTCGATACGGTTCTTTTGAATGTCCACGCCGGCGGTCAGGAATAACCCATCGCGCGGCACAACACCCATCGGGTAATTTTCCCGAGTTTCATAGAGCCGTTGCCATTCCGGAGCCTCGCTTTCTTGCTCGTAGGTTTCACCTAAAATCGTATTCCGGAAGCCTTGCATCAGCGTGGCATCTTTCTTGGCTTTTTCGTAAATTTGCACGCATTCAGCCCAGGACAGCCACCCGACCGGGGAGTAAAGCGAGGACAGATGAAAGCCTGCGGTCAGGCCGTCAATAGATTCCGATGTTGCTTCCCAGTGGCCGGCTTCAAGCATCTGTGTTTTATAATGTTCCGCGATCAGCTTGTGGCAGTGCTCGCATTCATAAAAGACTATGCCGTTTTCCTGTGGCCGGATTTGTTCCCATTTAAGGGCCTGAAAACCGCCACAGAACGGACAAGGAAGTTTATAGAGCCTTTGGTCCGAGTGCGAAAACTCGCGCTCAATAGCCGAAACTCCTTTTATTGTTGGCGTTGAAACCAGGAATATCTTTTTCTTGGTGTTAAATGTCGCCGTTCTTCGCTCTGCCAGCAGGATCGGATCACCTTCGCCCTCAATGTCGGCCGGATAACCGTCAATCTCGTCCATAAACAGGTATCGGGCCGGCATAGAACGCAAGCCAACGGCCGAATTCGCACCGGTCATCACCAACACGCCGCCTTGGAAGTCCTTTGACAGCATGGTATTGCCTTTATCGCGTGACCGGGCAGAACTGACCAGGTTTTTAAGAGTTGGACAGTCCTCGATCAGCGGATCAATACGCTGGCGCGAGTTACGCTTGGCCATTTCCACAGTTGGCGAGATAGCCATAATCGGACCGGGAGCCTTATGAATGATGTAGCCAATCCAGTTATTGCCGCATTCAGTGCCGCCGATCTGTGCGCCTTTCATAAAGACGACCTTTTGAATTGGCGACCTTGGCGACAGGCAGTCCATTATCTCTTTCAGGTAAGGTGTACGTTTGGTACGCCAGCGACCGGGTTCTGCGGCCGACTTTGACGACAAGGTCCGGTAAGCATCAGCCCAGTCCGACACCGACATATAACTGTCCGGTTCTAATCCCCGGAATATCTCTGATGCAATAAAACCCTGCAAATCAAAGGTTTCGATTGAGGAGTTCTTCGCTGTTTGAAAGGAGTTCACTGATATATTTCTCCAAAATCAATGTTGTTGTGTGTTCATCCGTATTCAGCTCGGAAGCAATAATTGCACCGTAGCGCACCGGAAAGCTCAACATCAAATCTCTAATGGAGCGGCCCAATGTGTATGCGTACTGTGCGGCTTTCTTTTTATCTACGACTTCGCCATTCAAGACCCTCAGTTTTGCCTTGGCGATCATGGCCCGGTAATAAATATCGGCCGTTTTGGCCTGTTGAAATGTTCCCATGTTGTTGGGCCGACTTTCAATCTGAGATTCAAATATCGGGTCGGGTTTACGCTGTTTTGACTGGTCGGTATTGATGAACCAGTCCCGATTGGCTTCTTCCACATCTATTTTGCCATCAGGCTCGGTATGAATGCGGCCGGACTTGATTGCGTTCTGAACTGCGCTTAAATTTACGCCCCTAAATCGCGCATATTCCCGCATTGATACTTTATTTGCCATATTTCTTCACTTTCTTGCATTATTTACTGGACTAATCTTTTATTCCAAGCATTCATTGTGTTGTGTTAACCAGATAGAAAGGATAAAAAATGACAACACAAAAGAAAAAACCAGTAGCTAAGACTACAACTAAAAAATCAACCTCCAGTATCACTGATAAAGAGTTAGGTAATATCCTGACCGAAACCCTGGCCAAGGTAGCCGAGCCGGAGCCAACGATCGCACAGCCGCAACCGGTTAAGATTGACGGTCGCGACAAAACAGCCTTTATGGTTGTTATGCTCAGCCGCCCGGAAGGAGCTACCTTAAAAGAGATGGCTGAGGCCCTCGGATGGAAAGAAAACTCGATCCGCGGTGCGATGTCGCTTTATGCCAAAAAGACTAAGTCAACCATCGCCTCCGAAAAGAAAGACGGCGTTCGGACTTATTACCTTAAGACCAAAGCCTAAATTATTATCCAGTAAAAAAGGGACCGACTAAAATCGGCCCCTTATTTTTTGTGCGGTTTCTATCCTATTTCAAAATATCGCATACAGGTATTTAGTAAGTGTTGATAATCACCCGATGTTGCTTCCATTCTGAATTCATCAACTTGTTCCTCGGTCAGACCGGCTCTGCGCATTGCTTTAATACAAATACCTAATATGTTAAATGCGTTGCTGTTTTCTCCAATAAGTTTAACCGTTATCTCAGGATATTTTGGCATGCTGTTCTTCCATTTTTTTGAGTTCGTTAAATACGGCAAGGCGGCGGTTAACAGCCTCTTGTGCGACAAAGACCGCTGCACCGCCGTCTTTTAGAGCCACAAAGCAAACCAAGAGGTCGATGTTTTCTTTTGCCAGTGCATCATGGACCTCATTGAACGTGTGGCTCAGTTCCTCGAGCCGTTTATCTGCCACTTGGCAGTATTTCTTTTTCTTCGGCTGAGGTTGCGGTTGGTACCCATAGTAATTATTTCCAACAGCGATCAACATGGTATCAACCGCACAATTATGTTTGTTAATGGTTCCTGCGGCCTCTTTAATTTTGGCCATCAAATCTTCCGGTACTTCTTTATACATTTTAATCTCTCCAAATTGGTAATATGTCACCGCTGTCCAGGTCTGAGCTGTAACCCAGGAGCTTTTTCATTTCGTCTTGCGAATGCAGGCTTACTCCGCCGATGCACTTTATCGTTACGCCATAGGTCTTGCAGAGTTTGGTTAAATCCTTGGCGAAGTTCTCATAAGCGCGAGGCTTTACGTCCGGGAATGCTTTCGGGTCCACATAGTAGCGGAACTCTTTAATCAGGCGGATTGTGCTCATTTGCCTTTTAAATACCGAGGCGAATGTCTCGAGGTTAGCGCTGAGTTCTTCGGCGAACTCGTCAGCGATGTGACGACCCCAGCGACTATCCATCAGGCCCAAGGTCTGTTGCGGGGTTAAGCCCTTGGATTGGATGATCTCGGCGGCCTTATCCCAAAATGCCTGCATTTCCTGTTTATGTTCTATATGGTTGCTGGCGGTTCCCCAAAATCCCCAGGTTTTGTTTTGTGTCTTTAAAATCTCAGTCATTGTTTTTCCTTTCTAGTTAATGCTGATTTCAAATCTTTGGCTTTCGTCTTCCGGCTTTGTTTTTAAGACCCCGTTGCGTTCCAGGACCTCGGCGATTTCGTCCCGGTCGCCAGACCAGGCAAGGTAACATTCACCGGTCTTGTTTAATTCCTCGGTATCTTGCCTGTGGTAAAAGACCACCTTTTTGGCATCCATCGGTACCGCGGCCCAAGCGCAGGATTGACAGCACCAAAAGTTTTGTCTTGCAAAATATCCGAGCTTGCGGAGCTCTTTAAATGCTTGGTTCAGGTTTGCTTTCTTGTTCATCATGGCGACCTCCTTATTTAACCTCTATGCCTAAGTATCTGCAGTAGCTTGAGCCTGACGGGTCAGCGTAAAGTGTCGGCTGACCGTCTGCTGTAATCTCAACCCCCTGGCGGTATTCGTGCTCATCGCAGTAGCCGCCTTTGCCTTTTAAGAAGCCGTAGTCGTTTAAAGGGGTGCGGCATACTCTTTTATGTTCGGCCGGTGTCAGGTTAATGGTTTCAACCACCGCCACGGTTTCAAGTCTGTCGCTGTTGGCTCTGGTTATGCTCTTTACTTCGTCGAGGTCGGAGGGCTTTCTGACCATGTAAGTTTTAACTGTTTTCATTTTAATTTCCTTTCGCTGTTGTATCTTACAAGTCAATGAACGCTCTTTTTCGAAGAATTATCCAGTTAATTATGCATTATAAGTGCTTGTTTCTGCATTATTTTTTGATATTTCGCCACTTTCTAGCAGAACAGCCTTTTTACCGGTCCAATCTTCCCATCTTTTCACGATAACATCGCAGTATTTCGGATCCAATTCCATCAATCTTGCGACTCGACCGGTCTTCTCACAGGCGATTAAAGTCGACCCGGAACCGCCAAATCCGTCCAAAACAATCTCGCCAACCTTGGAACTGTTGTTGATAGCGCGCTCAACAAGCTCGACCGGTTTCATTGTCGGGTGCAGGTCATTGTGCTGTGGCTTGTTATATTCCCAAATGTCGGATTGGTTCCGGTCACCACACCAATAGTGAGGCTTGTCGCTCACCCAGCCGTAGAGGATAGGCTCATACTGCCGCTGATAGTCAGCCCGGCCCAGGGTAAAGGTGTTCTTGGCCCAAATGATAAAGGTGGACCATTTGCCGCCGGCTTTCACAAATGCCGAGTAAAGGGTGTGAAGTTCAGACGAACTCATGCAAACGTAAGCGGCACCTTTGCAATACATCAGCATATTGGTGCAGGCATCGTAAAGGAACTGCTCGAAATTTTCGCCCAGGTTGTCGTTCATAATGGTGCGGCCATGGTTCGGACTGGTGTGATAACGGAGTTTGTCTTTCATCGTTGCGCCGTAGTTAACATTGTATGGCGGGTCGGTAAAGATCATGTCGGCCACGTCGTTTTGCATTAACTTTTTGAAATCGTCTATCATGGTCGTGTCGCCGCACATCAACCGGTGGTTTCCCAACTGCCAAACGTCACCATGCTTGGAGGTAGGTTCAACCGGGGCCTCGGGAACCTCATCATCTTCGGTATTACCGGTGTCCTGAATTTCGCCAAAGTTCTCGAGGGCCTTTAGTTCATCATCGGTAAAGCCGAGGTTAGTTAGGTCAAAGTCCTCATCCTTCAGCTCACCGATTTCCAATGCCAACATCTTTTCATCCCAACCGGCGTTGAGGGCTATCCGGTTATCGGCAATGACCAAGGCTCGACGTTGCGTTTCGGTTAAGTCCGGTAAGACGATGACCGGAACTTCTGTCATGCCTAAGCGTTGAGCCGCCAAAAGTCTGCCATGTCCGGCAATAATAACGTTATCCGAGCCGATAAGGATCGGGTTGGTAAAGCCGAACTCCTTAATACTGGCCATAATCTGCGCCACTTGTTCATCATTATGCGTGCGCGAGTTGCGTGCGTAAGGGATAAGTTTATCCATTGGAAAGTTCTGTTGAAATTCCATTTTTGCTCCTGAATTTGTGTGATAAAACAAAGGGTGACCACCCAAAATTAAAAAGTGACCACCCAAAATTTTAATTCGTTGTCATAACTATTTGATATTACTGTGCTTTTATGCAACCACTGACCACCCAAAATTTTTGTGTTTTGCTAGAAAAATGCCGCGGCTTGGAGCCCCGCATACGATCCGAAGAAAGTAAGGACCCACAGCCCATCGGCTGTCAAAATCTGACAGCTAACGGGAGCAAAGCCAAGGAGAAAAACACTATATTAAACAACCAGTTTTTTTCGTTCAACCGGTACAATTGTAAGTGCTTGTAAAGTCTTGCGACATAATTTGGTGTAAATCGGTCGATCCAAGCCGAAGAACTTGATTAAAGTATTCGGTTTTTGGTTGCAAACAAGCGGACTATTCGTAACAACACCGTTCTTAACAGTTCGGATCAAGCCGCTGGGCAGTTCAGACTTGCCGATGCAAGATGAAAGGTAGACGAAGCATTCATCATTGTCGCCAAGATGTTCGGTTGCAAGGTAACGTGCGTAGACATTCAATGTTAAGTCAGCCTTGCTCGGGTCCTTGGTCCATGGCGAACCACCGCCAATCGGACAGGCGGTAGAGTAGAAGTCGCACGCCAATTTCCGACCGGTAACACCACAGTCAGCAATGGATGAATGGAATTGATAAATACCGGTGCCGTTCACGATAATGGACTTTGGCTGTGTCCCAAGCGCATCAACAACAAATGGTTTGATATCTTCCGGCTCCAGCATAGGTATGGCAACTATGGCTGTCACTATGTCACCGGTTGCATCATCTATGGTGATTTGTGTTTTTATATCAAGGCCAAGGTTAGATGATGTCCTTGCATGTTCATAAAGAGCATTATTTAGTTTGCGTGCCAGCCATAACTCGCGGTTGATTAAGCCCGGTCCTTTGCAGGCATAGCCCACAAACACGCCTTGATCTCCCCATCCATCGCGCTCGACACCTTGGTTGATGTCGGCCGATTGGACCCCGATTTTGTTTATGACCTCTATATGTCGAACATCTATGGCATAATTTTTCCATATACTAGAGTAATGTTCATCATAACCGATTTCTCGGAGAGCATTGCAGACATATGTTTCGATGTCTGACATATCTACCGAACCTTTGACCTCACCACCGAGCATAACACAGTTATCTTTGATCATAACTTCCACAGCGTAATGAACGCCGGGATCCTGCTCGATAAGTCTGTCTAAAATGTAACTTGAAATGTAATCGGCTGTTTTATCCGGGTGGCCGATAGACACCGCTTCAGCTGTTTTCAGCATAAGTTTTTCTCCTGTTTAGTCCGTTATAGTAGGACAAGTTGGCCTAAATCCACATCACCACGTCACCCGACGAGGTTGCTCTGATTATGGCAGATTTATTGGAAAATTACAACAAAAAAATCCGCCGGTTTGCCGCCAGCGGATTTCAATGCTATTGTAAAAATGTATAACCGGAATTGCCTGTTTACACTTTCGTCCCGATTATACCAATTTTTATAGCACTTTTTTTTGAAAATGTCTTGTCTTTTTATGTCTAGACATTTTTCCTGTTAGGTAACCGTGTAAGTAATTGATAATCCGAGAATATAGAATGTTCAGTTGAGGTCTTGAGAGCCCAAAATCGCGACAAAGCAACTTCCAAGGTATGTGGCAGGCTCGCTTCCAGACGAGACTTCTTTCTTCAACATCAAGAATAGGCAACCATTGTAAAATTACCTTTTCCCAGATGGCAATTTGTTCCGATGTTGGCTGCGGTGGAACTGGACGGCGGTCCATGAACGCAATCTCTTGCGGAGTATAGACAACGTCCGGCATACAGCACCGATATTTTGGAGGTCGTACCGGAGGCATGAGCCGCTCTACATAAGCCGCTGTTTCCAGATCTTTTTTGATTTGTTCAATCGTGATTGGCTTCATCTTGCGCCCCCTTTACTTTGCTGAGCATATCGTGACAGATGTCAGTCATGCTCTCCATTTCGGAGTAGGACAAACCGTTTTCTTTGCAAAACCATTTTCTGACAGCCTTTCGCCAATCCAGCGCGATGTATTTCTTGCCATTCATCCAACCTCGGTCAGAATTCCACTTCACAAACGCCACCGGGTCGATGGTATAACCACTTTCCTTGCAATAAATCGCTACTTCTTCAACACTCGGAGCACCTACGTATCGGGACTTATCCACATTTTCCGCCTCTTTATTTCTATCTTTTTTATTTATAAAATCATTATCGGACTCTTTATCTTCATCTAGTTCACTATCGTTCTCTTTATCTCTCTCTTTATCTTCCGGGCGGTCGCTTTGCGCTGGTTCAGGTGGCTCGCTTGAATTTCGCTCAGCGGTCGCTTTACGATTTGCAGTTCGCTTTTTTGCGTTTTGCGCGTTAATCTCGCATGTTTTAAGCCAACGCGAATTGCGCAATTCAATTACTTCTTGAATCGCATCAAAGTGAATTTTTTTCATGTCCGTTAATTTTACAGAAGTGCAACCGTATAAATTAAATTCGCACAGCGCGACAATTAAATCCGCGATTTCACTTTTCTTATAGTTATGCACAGCCGCGAGGAAGCCGGCAGTATCGAGCAAAATAGTTGTCTTTTTATCCATGATGCACCCCTTGGGATTCATCCATTGTTTTAATCCGGATCACACCTTGGACCCACCGTAGAGCAAGAACTGCGCGATGGTATTCCTTGGTCTTTTCTCTGTGCTTCAGCGTATGCGCAATTACTTCCTCCTTCAGTTGCGATTCAAATTCACGCAACTGTGTAAAAGAGAGGGCAATCATGCTTTCGACCGGGATATTTTGGATAATTTCATATACAGTTTTTGTATTCTTAACCATTTTTTTCTCCTTTTGTTTGGGTTGATACAAAAGGTAAAAATCCCGGAGGTAGGAAAACCCCCTCAAAAAAATTCAAAATTTTTTATTTTTTTGTTTTCCCCTTATTTTCCCCCTGATGTTTTCCAACACATTTTTAGATACATGCGCCTTAGCAGTTGCCTCATCGTTTGTGTATCCATCCAAAATTAATTGCACAAATTGCCATTCTTTTTCTGAAACAATCGACTTTAATTCTCGAATTGACATTTTGTTTTCAAATGTAGTTAAAGAAAAGTCCGAAGAAGGCTCCAAACCTTTTTCGGACATATCATTTAATGACATAGTAGCGAAAAAACCCGATTGCAACTGTCGCAACCGGGTTCTTAAAATTTGCTGTGCTTTTGTTTTTATTGATACAAATAAATAATCATCAGGAACTTCTTTCTTACGATAAAATCGCTCTAAATAAAAGAGGACTAAATCTTGAATTAAGTCCTCTCGTTCCTGATAACTAAATAGTCCTGTTGAAAAAATATATCGCAAATGAATCTTGATATATGTTACTACCCTGGGTGGTAGTCCATTGAATGAATTTTGTGTCATATTTTAACCTTTTGTTAATGATTTATACAAAAGGCTATATATTCATAAGTTTAATTTCTTTCAATGCGCACTTGAAATTTGAAATGCAGAGAATATCTGCATTAAATTTAATTTAAATAAAACGGAGATGGCTTAATTATATAAAGCCTAATTCGCGTTTTTGTTCCTCCCAAGAGTAAGGAAAACGTTCACGCAGTAGTTTGCGTAAGTTTAATAGTTTAGGCTGTGTGCCGTTGATTATTGCCATAATGATATCCGGGGCAAGCGTTGTCAGACGAATGATTTGCCCCATATACCCGCGGTCTATATTTTCCCGCCTTGCTAATTCTGTCACGGATAAATGTTTTTCTTCCATGATTTGTTTCCAATAAAATGCCAGTGTAACAGCATTAAAAAGTTTTTCATCACGATGAGGAGTTATTCTTTCCACAGAAGCCGGCTCAACAATAACTGTGCGACCGCGCTTTTGGCCAAACCGCACCGGATATTTTAATTCCAAAATCTTATTATTAAAGGCTGGATCAGGTTTTACCAAACTGCTTTCATACAAAGTTGCCGCAAACGGTTGCAATTTAATTTCAATGTGATCATGGCAAATAATTACTTTTCTAACTAGTTCTGATATAAAATTGTGTATGGTTCTAGGCTCAAAATATTTAATGGCATCACCTATATCACTGATAATTTTATGAATGTCAGCCGCGTTGCAATTATGTCCTTGATTTTCAAATTCTTTTAATAATCCCTGCTGAAATTCAGGAGCCTGAAATATACTTTTGATTTTATCAATAACAAATGATTCAATTTCTCCGGCAGGAATGCTTCCAACCTTGCAATGTGCAATTTTTGCACCTTCCTTTACCGTCTTCAGTGGTGTGTAATATTCGTAATACTTATTTCCATGTTTACTGCGCGTTGGGGTCATAGCACCGCAACATTCGCATTCTATCAATCCTTTTAATAAGGAGTGCTTAATGACACGCGATGGCCGGAATGCTTCACCTAAATTAGCTTTTCGCAGACTTTTGGTTTCGTCCCAAAGTTCTTGCGAAATGATTGCTTTGTGCTGGCCGTCATACAATTCACCTTTGTAAACAACTTTTCCTAAATAAACCGGATTATTAAGTATGTTGCTGATCATAGCATGATTAAAACTTCCTTTTGAAATATTCTTTCCGGTCTTAGTAATGCGCTCTTTAGGCTTATATCCTTTTTCATTTACATCACGCACTGTCTGAAATTGCGATCCTGTGCGCCTATAATCTTCAAAAATAAAACGCACAATTTCTGCTTCTTCTTTATTAATTACCAGTTTTTTATTTTTAGAATCATAGCCCAAAGGAAGCGGACCACCGGTCCACATTCCTTTCTTTTTACTGGCCGCAATTTTATCCCGGACACGTTCAGCCCCAAGCTCACGCTCAAATTGTGCAAATGAAAGCAATATATTTAAGGTCAGCTTGCCCATGGAATCACAGGTATTAAAATGTTGCGTGACAGAAACAAATGAACAACAGTGTTTTTCAAAAATCTTCACTAACTGAGCAAAATCCAATAAAGAGCGGGTTAGACGATCGATTTTATAAACAACGATCATATCAACTTTACCGGCCTCTACATCTGATAATAATTGTTTCAGGGCAGGCCTTTTAAGGCTTCCTCCGCTAAAACCTCCGTCATCATAATGTTCCGGCAGGATAACCCAACCTTGGTGTTTCATGCTTCTAATATAATTTTCACCGGCTTCGCGTTGGGCTTCCAAGGTATTGAATTCTTTTTCGAGACCTTCATCTGTTGATTTACGTGTATATATTGCACATCTGATAGGGCTAAAACTTTCCATTGGTTTCTCCTTTATTTTTCTTGCTTATCTAAACCAAAAAAATATCGTCCGGATATTTTGCGTCCGGTTATTTTCTTTGCCACCGCAGATAAGGTTTGATACTTCAGACCATTGAATTCAAACCCATCGGGCAGAACCACAACAACATGATCAACACCTAAATACTCACGGACAATTCGTGTCCCTGTCGGCGGCAAATTATTATGTGACCTAGACGGAACATGCATATTAGCTATGACCTGTTGCTGATGACTTGAAAGTCCTCCATAGGCAAGTTCCTGTATCCGGTAGGCCAGCCTCGAAATATAGAATTCTTTATTTTTGGATATAGGCGGCGTATCAAAATACTTTTGCCACATTTCTTGCAACTGGGTAAGCGACTGCCTTTCTAAAAGTGCTACTTGCATTGCTACTTGCATTCTTGACCTCCATTATTAAGACGTTCTTCGTTATCAACACGATACATGCTTGGAAATGAAAGATTATCCAGTCTTTTCTGCGCTAATTCACCACTTTCTTTAATTTTTAAATACTTAAGTAAGTCTGGCATTATAATTTTAATTAACTTTTCTACTTGGGTCATTTTGACCTCCTTTCGAAAGGTAAAAATCCCGGAGACTAAAAAATCCCCTCAAAAAAATAAAAAAATTTTCAAAAAAAACACGTTGGCAGTATATGTCATTGATTTAGAACAATAAAAAACATTTGGCGAGTATCCTCACTGAGGGTCACCTCATTGGATTTGAAACGCAAACAGCATAATAAATTATAGAAAGTGAGTAAATTTAATGATTTCTATAGCAAGAGGACAAATTAAATTGCCCAAGTGCTCGGTGTATACTTTTTGCGGCAGGTGTATACTTTAAAAGGTGTTACAATCAAAACGACAAACACTATTTATAAAATTTTGAAAGAGGGAATAGTGGCTGAAACAGGGCTTTAAGCAGGTATAAAAAAAGCGGATCCTAAAAGGTATCCGTTTTTATTTTTTTATATTGGTCGGGACAGACGGATTCGAACCATCGGCATCTTGTCTGGCTCATAAGCTCCGCTTTACAAGCTGTCGCTAACTCGCTGCGGTCACTTGTCTTGTAACTTTTGCCGCGCCGCGCTGCCGCTTGCTTGCAAAATAACAAGACTGCGCCTGTCGTTGAAAAAACTTTCACTGAAAGTTTTTTCTTCCTCCAGCCCAAAGCAAGCTTGCTTTGGTCGCAAAAAGCACAAAAAAAACCGCCCGAAGGCGGCATAGTGGTCGGGACAGACGGATTCGAACCATCGGCATCTTGCTCCCAAAGCAAGCGCTCTACCAGGCTGAGCTATGTCCCGTTGTCAATCGTTTTTCTTCAACAATAATATTTCCCGGCTTTCGTCCGTCCTTTGTCTTGCTGCAGCATCAAACATACGGACAACCGCTTCCCCGAAATTATCATCCGGCTTGGTTATAATAATTAGCCCGCAAAAAAATATTTTGCAACACCTTTTTCAGTTTCTGCCCAACAAACCGTGATCATTAAAACTGAAAACCAGACTCTTGCTGACGATAAAATGGTCGATCAGCCGGATTTCCACCGCCGCCAGAGCTTCCGCAATCTTTCTTGTTACCTCAATATCCGCACGCGAAGGCGTTACGTCGCCGGAAGGATGGTTATGCACCAGGATCAGCGCCGTTGCCCCTTTCAAAACCGCCGAACGCATCACTTCTCCGGGATGTATGGCAACCGCGTTGACACTTCCCCGCTGCTGCACTTCTTCGCCGATAATCCGGTTTTTGGCATTAAGAAAAATCACGCGGAATTCTTCCCTGTCTTTGTAACCGGAAGCCGCGCGGCAGTATTCGATAATTGCGTCGTAACTGGTCAGAACCGGCGCTTCGGTCGCGCTCAATTTCTGCCAGGTCATTCTCAGCGCCGCCTCGCGCACAATCCGGAACACGAGAATTGTATTCTCCTTCAGACCGGTAAAAGTCATCAGTTTGTCGTCAGAAGCAAACAAGACTTCGGCAAAACTGCCGAATTCCTTAACCAGCGCTTTTGCCAGCGGTTTGGTATCTTTTCTCGGGATCGCCAGCGTCAGCAGCAGTTCCAGCATCTCATAATCCGCCATGTCTCCGCCGCCGCCGAGTTTGAATCGCTCTTTCAGCCGCTGACGGTGACCTATGTAATCCGGGAGTTCCTCGCTCATGCCTGTCCTTATTTATACGGCGGTTTATCCAGACCTTTCGGGGAATAGGTAAAGACTTCATACCCGTCTTTGGTTACCCCCAGAGAATGTTCAAACTGCGCGGAAAGCGACTTGTCGCGGGGAACGGCCGTCCAGCCGTTGGGCATAATGGAATGTATGA